CTCGTGCTGGTTCCATTGGTGGTAGTGGAATGATAGGTGGTGGAATGAGTGAATTTCCTAATAACAAAAGAAATGTTTCCATGGCTAGATATTTTGATGCTATTGAAAGAAATTATAAAATGATTGGTGGCAATAATCATGCAGTAAAAATTGCTTCTCAATTAAGACAAACTTATACTGATTTTTTAAGCCAATTATCATCTAGAGGCAAAACAATTATAGAAAGTGATCACAAAACAATTTTACAAATGTTAGAAGCATTAGAATATACTGAAAATAAATTAAGTAAAATATCATCTTATATTATAAGATACAATGAATTAAAAGATGATCCTACATTTAAAGGCATACTCGATAAAAATCCTGTTACAGTTAATATTTTAAAAGAATTAGAAACTGAATATCAAAAGCAATCTTCTAAAGTAAGTTCTAAAGGAATAGCAGCTAAAAATGCTCTTGAACAAATTCAAAATGTTTTAGCAAGCAAATCTGGTTCAGAATTCTCAACAAATAGCGATGAATTTTTAAGAAGTTTTTAAAAAATTAAAAATTTTAATTAAAAAATTTTATTAAAAGATTTGTATATAACTTATAATAATGGGCCTAGGACTATTATTATTAGTTTCAGTTGGTAAAGAAAATATTTACTTATCTTCTGAACCAGAAATTACATTTTTTAAAATAGCACATAAAAGACATACTAATTTTTCAATAGAAACAATAGCACAATACTTTAAATCTAATCCTGATTTTAGTAGAAGAGTTACAGTAAATTTATCTAAAAATGCTGATTTATTAGAAAAAATATATTTATTTGTTGAATTACCAGATATTATAAAAGAGAATCATTCTGTTTTACCTACTGGAATAAAAAAATTTGCTTGGACAAAAAAAATTGGTTTAGCATTAATTAGTTATGTAGATTTAGAAATTGGTGGACTATTGATTGACCGTCAATATGGCGACTATCTCAATATTTGGGGAGAATTGGTATTAAGTTTAGGAAGGAGAAAGGGTGTTAATAAAATGTTAGGTAATATTGATTTATTAAGAAATTATTCAAATGGTAAAACTAATTATAATTTATATATTCCATTTAATTTTTGGTTTTGTCTTGATTCTGGTATGGCTTTACCAATTGTAGCAATGATTCACAATGATATTAAAATTCATGTACAATTTAATGATTTTAATAAATGTTATCTTCAAACACCTACCAATTACATTACAACATTAGAACCATTCTCTTTATTTAAAGAAGGTGAAATTATCAGACAAAATTATTCTGGTTCTTTAGCTATTGGTTCTTTCGTTTATTTTGATTCAATAAATAATAATTTATATTATAATAAAATTAAAGATGATTTTCAAATTCCTATAACTTCTGGTGATAAAAATTATGGTATAGTTGGGGATGAATCTGGATTTGTTCAAACTCTAAATAATTCATCAATGGTTATTATTGATGAAGATTATTTTAGAATTAATACACCTTCTATATCTGCAGCTTATCTTTTAGTAAATTATATTTTTTTAGATAATGATGAAAGATTTATTTTTGTAAATAATGAACATGAATATTTAGTTCCTGTTGTTCAAAATATTCAAGAACAAACTTTTTATACATCTAATATTTCATATAAAATACCATATGTAAATCCAATTAAAATTATATTTTGGAGACCACAATTATTAGCAAATTATAATTCAAATGATTTGTTTAATTATACTTTAAGTCCAATATCTTTGACTTCAACTAGAATTATAGAAAATGAATTAATAGTTTTAAATTCTATAAATAGAATGGAATTATCAAAACCGGAATATTATACTTATGTTCAAATCTATCAAAATAAGATGACTAGTTGTCCAGAAGGAATTCATATGTATTCATTTTGTATTAATCCGTTAGAATATCAACCATCAGGTACATTAAATTTTAGTAAAGTTGATGATGCTTATTTATCTTTAAATTTTAATAAATTAATTAATTATCAAAATCCAGTAATAATTAGAAGTTATGGTATCCAATTAAATATTTTCCGCGTAATAAATGGTTTAGGTGGTTTAGGATATTATTTGTAAATAAAATATTTCGTATAAATAAAATCTATTTTAATTATATGGACTATTATCAAAAATATTTAAAATATAAAAATAAATATTTGTTAGCAAAAAGTCAAATAGGCGGTGTAAATCATCCAGCTTGTTCAACAATTAGACAAAAGATCTCTTTTCCTACTTTAGTAATAAAGGATAAAACAGGATTTTTTTATTACGATGCAAAATATAATCCTGCAACTAAACATTATACAGGTAAATGGTGCAGTAATCCTAATAGAGGAGAGTGGACCTTAGATGAAAATATTATTGTTGGAAAACAATTAGTAAATGATATTGGTAGTTTATTAAAAGTATGTAGTTGTAGTTAATAAACTAAAATTATTATTAATCTATCCAAGCCAGTGCACCCATTCCACTCATTATTCTAATAATTTGATATTGTCGGACTGAAGTCTTTAGCATAAATGGGTCAGTAGTTGATAAAGAATTATTTACAGTATTTACTACTATATCATCTAATGTTGAAAAATTTATATGTCCAGTTGGTTGTTTTTCAATCGGATTTAAAGCAAAACTATAAGCATAATAACCTGGATCAACTGAATTTTGGTATTTCTGATAAGGAACTACTAAATTAAAATAACTACTTTCAATTAATCTAAATAGATCTGTTCCGCTGGTTTGAATATTTAAATAATCAATAGGACTAATTGGTTTTTCTATTTTTTCATTTTTGTAATTATGAGTTATATAAATTTCTAAATTAGTCCTTCTTTGATATAGTGATAAATTTTGATTTTGATATTTACTATCCAAAAATAAAATCATCTCCATATTATACTTTGGTAATACAGCTGAAGAATAAAAATAATTATATCTATCTGATTTGGTTAAAATTTCATTTTGAGCTATTTTAATATAATCAAAATCCATACTATATTCTATTTTAATAATATCATTGAAATAACCTAATAACAAATATTGTTCATACAATGATTTTTTATTTAAATAATCTCCACTAAATTTATCATTAACAATCTTAGAAGAAAAATATGTATTTTTATTGGTACTTAATATTTGAGTTGAGAAGAATATATCTTTTACTAAATTTTTAAATTTCATTCTACTAGTATTATTAACATTACTAATTAAACTATCTGGATAAGTTTTAAATATTTCAATTATATATTCGTGTTGATTATTACCAAATAATTCTCTTTCATTAGTATCTAATAAAATTCCATCTATATTTAAATCAATATTAATTTCTGGAAAATTTACTATTTTATAGGTAGTAGTATTATCAGAATTTAATGGACCGTTGTTTATTATATTATTTAAATTAGTTATATTAAATTGTAAAAACATTGGCGTATAATTGATACAAATCATAGGTAAATATAAACTGGGATATCCAGAAAACCAAAATTCAGCTGGAATTATTAAGGTTATTTTATCTGATTTAAAAATTGGTTTAACTACTTTATCAAATTGTAATCTTTTTTGATGATCTTTTAAAAATTGGTATTGAAAGTTATAGATATCCGGATTTAATTGTTCTACTAATTGATCTCCTATATAAAATTCTATATTATCAAATAATATTTTATATAATCCATCTTTAAAATTTGGTTTCTCTATTGTTTTTACAATACTAGTCTGTGTTGTAGTTGTTGCAATTAATTCTGATGAAGGAGCTAAAACTTGATTTTCATAACCTTTCTCTAATTTAAATTGAGCAAATTTACTTACCAGAAAAAATTTATTTAAATTACTTTGATTTAAAAAATATTGATCCAAAAAATTTAAATTATTATCACTAATGAAAACAAAATAATGACCTAAACTAATTTTCTTATATAAAGTAAAAGTTATGTATGAACTTTGAATAAATGTAACTGTAAAATTAGTATAATAAGTATCAGTTTCTCTTATATAAATTGATTGAACATTATTTAATAAATCATTAGTAATTACATATAAAGGAGCTGGTAATAAAACTTTACCTTCTACAATAATATTAGAATTAAAATAAATTGTTGAATCAATAGATAAATCTTCTTCTAAGTTTATATTAATTTTATAAATATAATTACCTATTTCATTTCCATTAGTATCTAATGTTTGAATATAACCATCAAATTTAATATCAATAGGATCTATTAACTTAATTTCTGATAATTGATTATTTTTAGGGAAATTTATTTCTTTCTGAATAGTAATCTGTTGAAATGTAAAATTACCACTTACATCAAAATTTAATGGAACTTCCAGGTAACCATTTATTAAATATGTATCATTTGTACCAAAAAAAATTTTTGTATTATCTATTAACTTTTGATTAATATAATAACTATAAGTTGAATCATAAGTAAAATCAGTAGCAGGTTTAAATTTCATAATTCTATCAATTTGAGTATATTGTTTTACAGTCCAAGTATTTAAAATTCCTCCAAAAGAATGTTGTGTTAAATCAGATTCAGGGATAAAAATATTACATAATAAATCTATACTTGAATTATTTTTGATAATATCAGTACTTTGGTAATATTGTACATTTGGAAAATTTGTTAAAAAATAAGTTATATATTCATTTGCAACAGTAGGATTATAAGATAAATCATATACTACAAAACCACTAGTTCCATCTTTAGTATAAGGAGGATTATTCAGTGTATATAAAAAATAACTTTGTTTATTTAAGTTTTGAATTGGTTCAGGTGGATATTCTCCAACTTTAGCATAATGAACAATATTATTTATTACATAATTACTAGATACATCAGTAGTGCTCAATAATAAGTTCATTTGGTTATCATCAATAAAATTTATGTCAAGTGTTCTTACTTCATCATTAACTTGAAAATTTTTTACCAAATTTACCAAGTTAAAATAATAAGAAAAATTTGTTAAAGGCTTTTGTAAAATTACATTGAACATTAAATTATTTGTATTAGTTGCTAAAGTAGGTTTAATTGTAAGAATTAATTTAGTATTAATCATTTGATTTATTACTCCTCTAATTCTAAATCGTTTATTTATTACATCATCAACTCTGTAATTTTGATTATTTGATTGAAAATATAAAGTATATGAAGTGGAAACTCCAGTAAGT